ACCATCAAGTTTACATTTTCGAGCGAATCCTCGTCCGCCTTAAACGTTGAGACACTAAACGCGGGCGTCGTCGCGGCGGCTTTAAACGGACTCGACGCAATCCAAACGGCGGGAGGCGTGTCGGTTGATATGCTCGCGCCGGGTAAGTTTTTAATTACGGCGAAATCCGTCGGAGTAATATCCGGCGATCCGGGGGCGAACGTCGAGGGATGCGACCCGCCAAGCGCGGTCGAGGTCGTGGAGATGAGAACGGGAGATTCCGACACAGCGTCGCAATGGGTTCTTTCGTTAGCGACGACCCCGGTCGCCTCTATTGCTGGCGGTAGTTGGTCGGCGGCGACGAGTGGAAGTTATAGCGGATTAAAATCGAACCTTTCTCTCTCGACGAAACAAATGCTCGCGGCGGTTTCTCGTGGCGTTTCCGACTTCGAGATTGCGATCAACCATTCTGGGCAAAACCTCCACCGTTCCCCGGTTAAGATTTCCGAAACTCTCGACCCTTCCGGCGCGGGTTCGTTGGCGATTACGACGCCGAACCTTTTCAGCCTTGGCGGGACGGACGTTCCGAAAGGGCAAGCAATCGCCCTTTCCGGCCTCGCGTATGACGGCACAACGCTCTCGAGAGGAAGTTCCGACGTCGCGTCCGTGTTTGGACGTTCGGGCGCGGTAACGGCGACCTCGGGCGATTACACCGCCGCCCAAGTTACCAACGCCCTAGATAAAACAGGCGACTCTATGTCCGGCGCGTTAGCAATGGGAACGAATAAAATCACCGGAGTCGGCGACGCGACGCTCGCTCAGGACGCGGTAACAAAAACGCAACTCGACGCGAAACAAGCGACAATCGATTCGTCGGCGCGGCTCGACGCTTCTTTGATTGGTTCGAACGGTGACATTTCGAATGAGGAATACGGGTATCTCGACGGCGTTTCTTCGAGCATACAATCACAGATCGACGACAAGGCGTCGTCTTATGACCTGACAACTCACACGGGCAACTACTCGAACCCGCACTCGGTAACCGCTTCGGACGTTTCCGCCGTTCCTCTTTCCGGCGGCGTCACAATTAGCGGATCAATCACAATGGGCGACACGCTCGACCTCGGGAGCAATTATCTATATTATGGCGTATGGTATGGCGGGCAACTTTCCGGCGACCTTAACGCAAACTCGGCAAAACTTACAAGCCTCGCCGACGGAAGCGCGAGCGGTGATTCGGTTAACTATGGACAGGTCACAGGCGAACTTGCTCGCCAAGGAATAAACGAAGTAACCTCGACGACATATACAACCGTCGCCGGAGATGCTCGGAAGGTTGTTCGCGTCAACTCATCCGGCGACGCAACGATTACAATTCCCGCCGATGTCCACGAAGTCGGCGACGTGTTTACTATTTTTCGCAAGCAATCCGGAACCGTGACACTTGCGGAGGGTTCGGGGGTAACTCTTAACTCGGTCGGCTCTCGGCTTGAGCTTGCGAATCAATATTCAGCCGCGACGGTGATTTGTGTAACAAAGGGCGCGTCGTCCGAGTTCGACGTTGTCGGAGACTTAAAGAGTTAACGATGGCGATTCTTCCAGGTGTGGTCGCATCAAGTCCGGGTTACCTTTTGGACGGCATTAGCGGAGCTTATGGGGCGTATTCTCTAAGACAATTATCCGGTTCGGTTTCGAATGTTTGCCAGTGCATTCGAGACAGCGACTCAGCGACTCAAGACTTTACCGCCGCCGAGCTAACAGACGGAACGCTTACGGATTTTGGTTCGGGAACGAATGTAAGAATCAAGACTCTTTACGATCAATCGGGAAGTAATCACGCGACACAGTCGACCCTGTTATCTTGTCCGAGCGTTGTAATTTCCGGAACCTCACAAGTCGATTCGAGCGGGTTACCTTGGATGAACTTCGACGGTTCAAACGATTTTATTCCTCTATCGAGTGCATTACCTAACATCGACAAAGGAAATTGTTCATCTTTTGCGGTTGGAAAATTCGATTCGACGGTTGCCGCCGGAACAAACAAACTCGAGTCGATCCTTAGTTTAGGAACTGGAGGTAGTGCGCGGTGGAATATTTCAGCATACGACGGCGATTTTGTTTTTGCTTATGCTTCATCGTGGAACGCACACACGGAAACGCAAGACACAAACGCACACGTTTTCACACAGATAGCCGGAACGACTCAAGGCGATTGGAAATGTTTTATTGATGGAACCGAAAAAGATTCCGCGACACTTACAAGCGGAGGAACGTCGGGGACTTATGGAATCGGCGGCATTTATAACACTTGGCAATATGAGCTCGACGGTAAGGTTCAAGAGGTAATCGTTTTCGACTCAGACCAGTCATCAAACCGCGCCGCAATCGAAGCCGACATAATGGGATATTATAACTTATGAGCTTCTTAATATTTAACAACGAAAGCGAAGCGAGGCAACGAAGCGAAGACGCCGGAAAAGCCGCGAACCTTGGTTTTCATTCCGGCGATCCCGACGGGTGTCGTTATGTGTGGCCAATAATAAACGAGTCCGGAGAAAACCCGCGATCGGCTCTTGATCTCGAGGGAATGCTTAACCTTTTAACAGAACAAGAGAACGAACAAATAGTCGAAGAACTTCCGAGCGATTGGACGAACCACGTCGACCCGTGATCCTCTTATTCCTACTTATCAGTTTTATATTTCATTCATGCATCGCGTATTTAATCGCGGTCGCCTTGATCCTTTTCTCTTCAACTAAAACCAATGTCTCCTAATTTTTTAAGAAGTCGCCGCCGGGTTTCACGCCCTCGGAGTTACCCAATTATGAACGCATTAATTCGCCCCCTAATGAAATTCGCCCATTCAAAAATTGGATGGTTCGTTAACAAAATCTCGATCGGCGTCTCCGGTTGGTTGCTCTCGGTTGGCATCGATTCGGGCGAAATCGTTTATCAGATAGTCGCCGGCATTGGCGCGTTATTGTTCCTCGCGATCGAGTTCGGCGTTAAGTTACTCGCCGACCGATTCGTCGACGACTTTCAACATAAACACGGATTAACCGTCGACTCGTGGCCGGGACACAAAACAAGACTCGCAACCGGAGTCGAGAAAGCTCCCGTTTACATACAACCAGATTAATATATGAAATACCTTATTCTCTTAATCCTTGTCGCGACTCTCTCAGGTTGCGGAATTTCCGCCGATCTCGGTCGGCAAATCGGCGACCCTTCCGCCTCGTTCGTAGCCGGAGCGCGGCGCGGCGTTGGCGTCGAGGTAAAGACCCGGACACACGCCGCCGGAGGTATTGTGTTCATTCGCCGACTTAACGAAACGCTCGAAGTCGAGCCGGAATAAATGAGCGAGCTATTGCCAGCGGAACGCCCGCACCTCGGGCGAGAACTGGCGAGAGCTTGTGTTTTCCGCCATCTCGGCGAAGATGCCGACGACGAGGTTACCTTGCTCGGCGTTCGAGGGTATTATTTAAACTCGCTCGGTTCACCTGGTCGGAACGATCGAGGCATTTACGACGACGCGTTTTTCATCCTTTCCCCTCATACGTTTACATCGTTTAACGGCAACACCGACCCGAGCGGGTCACGGAAGGGAAGCGGAACGGGAAACAAAAAAGGGATGGCGGTTCTCGATCCGGGCGTGTGGCGATATAAGCCGGGATTACATCGCGGAAAATATAAAGCATTTCGACAAGCAAACGAGGTAACCGTTACCCGCGACGGCGATCCGCCTTATCAGTCGACCGGATGGTTCGGAATTAATATCCATCGCGGAGGGATCACGACCACGTCGAGCGCGGGATGTCAAACACTCCCGCCGAATCAATGGGAACTCTTTCGCGACGTGTTAAATCACGAACTCGAACACCACGGGCAAAGCTCATTTAATTACTTACTAGTTGAGGGGGCGGATTCGTGACGGTAAAAACCAACGGCGAGAACGTGGTAAAGCTTCCGCGATGGTTTGCCGTTACCATTCTCTCGGGCGCGGTTAGTTTTGCCGGGTTCGCCGTTTCGGTCATATCAAACAACGCTCGCGAATCTCTCGAGATTAAACGCAACGCCGCCCGCGTCGATACGAACGCCGCCCATTTATCAAAACACGCCGCCGATATTAACGACATTAAAACAGACGTCGCGGTTATACGAACCAAGCAAGAGGGAACCGACGAGGCTCTCGACCGAATCGAGGTGAGACAAAACGCAATCCTCGAAAAACTGGATTAATCCTTTTTTCTAACCTTACGAGGTTCGCCCGTTTCAAAGGTTGCGCCCTCTTTGAACCACTCCGCAATGATAGCGCGGAGATATTGGTTCCGGCTCATTCCGGCGGCGTCGGCAAGTTTCTCGAGGCGTTTCTTTTCGGCGGGTGGAAGCGTTACGGTTACATTTGTTTTATCTTGTGGGATTGGCATTTAAGGGAAGTCATTAACTTTTTATTGTGGGTAACCCGATAATAGGTATCCCCCTCGGTTAAGCAATTACTTTTTACTTAATAAGAGCTTAACGTCGTGTTTTTCCGATTGGATTTAATTAATTCCATTAATTACAAAAAAGTTTAATTATTGTTATTGATTCTTAATCTCATTAAATGATAAGCGTTGCTCATGAGCAAACCCCCTAAATCGATAAAAATCTCTATTCCTCTTTCTCATTTTTCGAAGATTAAAGCCGAATCAAAGAAAATCGGCGTTTCGATTTCGGGATTTTTGCGGAAAATAATCCGCTCGAAGCTCGAAAAATAAAGGGTTCCAGCTAAGACGCCCGACGATCGGGTAAATTTAATTTGCATATCTTAAGTATTGTTTAGTTATTAGTGATTAACTTTTACTTAACAATTACTTGGAAATGCAAAAAGACGAAAAAGTTCCGGTCATGGTTTCGAAGGAAGTCCGCCGGAAGATAAAACTTATCGCCGCCGACGAAGGTCGCCGGATGCCGGACGTCGTCCGCGACATCGTCCAGTTATACCTCGACGGAGATCGCAAGCTTAAAGTTCAAACCGACACAGTCGACCCGCCGTTCCTCGGTTATTAATATGAACGCGCGAACAATAGCCGAAGAAATAGTAACCCGGACTCGAGCCGGGATAAACCGCGTTTACAAACCTGTCCGGGTCGATCTCGGGATTCGGGAATATGACGCTTTAAGATCGATCTACACGAAGTCGAGTCCCAACACGGAACCGCACGTCCTTGGCCTTCCTGTTCATCCTTCGCCGTCCGTTTCGCTCGTTAAGGTTCGCGGTCGTCGAGTCAACACTGGGAGCGGTCGATCGAAAAACAAGCCGAAACAATGACTCGACTTTTTACCGTGGTCGAGGTCGGCGAATTGCTTCAAATCCCGCCGGAAAAAGTCCTCGTTTTTATCCGAAACCACCAACTCGCCGCCGTCCGTCTTAGTCCGCAAACGATCCGCGTCGAACCCGCCGCCCTCGAAACTTTCATTCAGAAAAAACGAACAATAAAAAACAATGCAAATAATAGACAAGATAAGAGAAGAACGGAAAACCGCCTCGAGGTTATTCGATAAGTTCGACCACTATCGGAAACTTACCGCGATCGCTTTCGGCGGGTTCTTTGTAACTCTTCTCGTCGGATGGTGGCCGAATTGCTTATTCGTCGGCGCGGTTTCCTTTGTCCTCGCGTTTATCGCTAACCATTACGGAAACAAAAGTTTTTATCACTGGCGCAAAGCGCAAAACCTTGCGCGGGTTTTGGCTGAAAGACTCAAAGAAGCGCGACCGGAGTCGGGAATGCAATCGGAAGAGAGTTCCGAGGGGGGGCGACTTATGAGTGTGGCACGTCCTATTGTCGAACACCCGACCCGGTTAGCGCGATAAATGACACCGGATAAAGAGGGCTTAAGGGTTCGCGGTTATCGAACGGAACCCCGGTATCGAGGCGCGGCGAAACACTTTCTCGTCGTCGCCATTAACGGCGCGGGAGGTTTGCCGCTATCGATCTTCGAGATACATCTCGACGACTACCAAACCGACGCCCTTCAACGGAAAGCAAGTCTCGACAACGGCGCGGCGAACGTGATTCTCCGCAAGGTAACAAAAGGGCAAATCGAAAAGGCGAAACAAGGCGAAACGCTTCTCGCCTCAGAAATAATGAAGGAGGTCGGGGAATGATTGTAATTAAAGGTTGGTCAGAAAAATTCGAATGCGCCGAATCTCGCAAGCGGGGCGACCTTCGTTGGTATAGTTGCCCGGTCGGATTGACCTCGACTGGTTACATGATACTCGCCGGAATCGAGGGAGGGTTTGGCGCGTTCGGAATATTCCAAGCGATTTGCCAACTTCACGCCGACAAATCCCCCCGCGAACAACGACTCGAGGGGATCGTTTCCCGAGGCGACGGAACCCCTCTTTCGCTCGAAATGGTTCGGGTTCACCTTCGAGCAACTAAAAAACAACTCGACGACGCACTTAAGATTCTTACTTCGGAGGATGTCGGCTGGATCGCCCATAAAATAAAGGATTCCCACGAGACGCCCACGACGCGCCCAAGCGACGCCCACGAGACGCCCAAGCAACGCCCAAGCAACGCCCGCCACAGTACAGTACAGTACAAGACAGTACAAGATAATACACAAACCGGGGGCGACGCCGACGCGGGTGTGTGTTTAAAGATCATCGAGAATGTAAGCAAGGCTTACGGATCGCCATCGAGCCGGGTTAGTGCCGAGGCCAAGAGGGAATTATGGGAAGCTAACAAGACGCAAGCTTTCACCGACGACGACCTTACTCTCGTCGTTCGGTTTATTCGAAAGCATCGCGCCGGGAAATTCGGCAATAACGCGCCGAAAATCGCTCAGAGCGCGTCGAGGGCGATCGCCGGGTTCGTTGAGCTTCTCGCCCGCGCCGAGGCGCACAAGGCCGACGTAGAGCCTTACAAAGCACCTCCGGCCATGAAGTCGCCGGAACCCGAAGAGATTTCCGAAGAGTCGAGGAAAGAGATCGCCGCCGAACTCAAACAATTAAAACACAAACTTAAGCAACCAAACGCCGAACCCATAAAAAAAGATGCAACGAACGCTTAATTTATTCGCTCCACCAATTCCACGAACCCGAAAGCTCGCTCGAGATCGGGCAAATTCTAGGGGGTCGCAAGTCGTCGAAAAGATACTCGCGGAGCTTGAGCGGAACCCCTCACAAACCGCCGACGAAATCGCCGCCGCGATCGACGAGAACTTTCTCTCGGTTCGTCCTCGGGTTTCCGAACTCCATAGAGCCGGAGTTCTTGAGGCAACCGGGACAAGACGGAACGCGTCCGGCTCTCCGGCTAAAACATGGAGGGTTAGAAAATGATCGTTTTCGAAATCGACGCTCGAGCGATTTTCGCTTCGGCTTTTACCGCCGCCGGACTTCCGACCCGATCGTTCGACCGATATTTCGAATTACTCTTAAAGCATCGCGAACACGGTCAAGAGTTCGAGACATACATAACAACCAAACGCGCACACGAGGCGAACAAAGTCGCGGTCGAGTTTTGCCAAACGCTCAAAAAGTTTCGCGACTTCAATATCGATTTTTTAGACCAACTAAACCAAACCAAACCAACAACCGAAAATGATTAGTTTAAGTATCGACGTTACCGAACTCAGAAAAGACCGATTCCGGAAGCTCACAAACTCAAAGGGGAAGGAGTGCGTTTATCTCGATCTTACTTTGATCGATACGCCTAACTCGAAATATGGCGACCATTATTTCGCCGTCCAAAAGTCGAGCAAAGAGGAACGCGACAACGGACTCGACCTCCCGATTCTCGGCAACGCGAAAGACTGGACTCGCGTCGATCAAGAGCAAATGCAAACGACCCCGCTCCCGGCTCTCGATCAAAGTCCGCCAGCAATCACGCCGACCGCCGACGACGACGACATTCCGTTTTAATCCGTAACCAATAAAAACCAATGAATAAAAACACACTCACCGAACCCGAAACCGTTTTCGCTGGCGACCTTGTGCGCGGCGGAAAATGGGTCGAGGTCGAAGTCGAAATCGCGAAAGTCTCGCCACCTGGAAAATTTAAATTCTCGAACGGAAAGACGGTCGACCGTCCTTGCATCGAGTTCACTTCGTCGCCAAACGAGGGAACGATTCCGGGGCGCGAGAACGCGATTCGCTTCGTCCCTTGCTCGACTCAAGTTTTGCTCCTTCGCTTTATGTGGGACTCCGCAAGCGCGGCGGATTGGGTCGGGCGAAAAATCAAGCTTTACGTCGCCCGCGTCAAAGCTCCCGGTCGCGGACTTTCTCCCGCGATCCGAATCCGTTCCGTTGTGCCAATCAACAACCTCCCTTTCAAGATATGGAAACAACTCGGGGAAGACCTGACAGGAAAAAAAAACAGCGAATAAAAACCAATGAAAAAAGAAAACCAAAAAACAAAACCGGAAGTCGTCGAAGATTTGCCATTCAGCGAATACCAATCGCGACCCGGAATAAATAACTCGAGCCTCCACGACATCGACGGCGACCGTCGCGACGCTGGTTGTCCGGCCAAGTTTCATTTTAACCACGTCCTCGGGATGAAGGATCAATCGAACTCAGACTCGGAACCTCTTCGGTTTGGGCGGGCGTTGCATTCTTACGTTCTAACGCGGGACGAGTTCGACGAGGAATACATTGTCGAGGATGAGGAACTTTATCAGCGAATACTGAGCGAGGCGAACGCCGAACAAATCGAGCAAGGCCGAAAACCGTCGACCAAGTTTTCGAAAAATCTCGGGGCGTGGAAAGCGTTTAAAGCATCGATCGCCGGAACAGGTAAGGAACTATTAAGCGCGGACGCATTCGAAACCATTCAGAACATGAACCGAAGCGTCTCCGATCCAGTCCAAGCACTCGACCCGAGAACCGCCGAAGTTCTTAACAGCAATCTAAAAACCGAGCTTTCGTTATTCGCACAACTTGACGACGGGCGCGGGAACTTGATCGATTGCAAAGCGCGACTCGATGCGATCGACCTCGATGGCGGCGTTATCTATGACCTAAAGAGCCTCGGCGAATGGAATCCGGGGAACTCGATTGCTCAATGGTCGTGGTGGATGCAAGCCGCATTTTATTGCGACTTAACCAAGGCTTGCGGTTTGTGCGACGATCCGCGCTTCGGATGGATATTCGTCCGCAAGTCGCCGCCTTACGAATCACAACTACATTTTGCCGAGCGCGAGTTACTCAAGGCCGGACGGATTAAGTATCGTCAACACCTCCAACAGATTCACGATTGCCGGGAGTCGGGCAAATGGGGCGGACATCGTCCAGTTATGTATCCGCGCTGGTTACAAGAGATTGTCGATCACATATAATGAGATACGAAAAGCCAAACAAAGCGGAATCGCTACTCGCCGATTGGGTCGGAGAGAATCGGCAAGGGGTCGCGAATCGAAAGCAACTCAACAACCGCAAATATTCGAACAAGGACGACGCGGAGATTCACAAACTCGGCGCACTCGGCGAGCTTATGTTCGCGAAGTTGTTCCGGTTGTATCCCGATTCCTTTTTCGATGATTATTACGGCAAGCTTAAAGGATGGGACATAACCATCGAGTCGTTAATCGGGATCGACGTTAAGACCACGACGACCGATCCCGGCGCGTTAATTGTCCCGCGCTATCGGAAGAACAACCCCGCGCCGTTTTATGCTCTCATGCTTAACCGGGGCGATCGGTTCTATTACGCCGGAGCGATCAAGGGCTCGGACGTATTCACCGACGAAAGGCTCGACGGTTATATTTATCGCGTCCCGCTTCAAGCACTCAAGGCCGGGAGAATTTGGGAATGATTGTAATGCCTTCAAATAATTGCGGGTTCGATTGCGGACTTCTGTTCGGTCGGTTTCCCGGTCGACTCGCACACTTGCATAACCCGGACAGACTTGCTGAACCTAAAAGCGGCGTCCCGTGGGCTCTCGATAATGGCGTTTTCGGGGCATGGACTTCGGGCAAACCTTGGGACGAACAACCCTTTTATGCTTTCCTCGAGCGTTATCATATCTTTAAACCCACATTTACCGTGGTTCCCGACGTAATAACGAACCGAGAGGAAACACTAGCATCTTGGAAGATTCATGCTCCGACGATTTCACTTTTCAAAACACCGTTGGCAATCGCTGTACAAGACGGGATGAAACCTTGCGATCTTGATAACTTAGAACCCGCGCCGGACGTCGTTTTTATCGGGGGTTCGACCTCGTGGAAATGGCGCAACTTGTCAATGTGGACGAAGAATTTCAAAAGGGTTCACGTTGGGCGCGTCAACAGTGAACAGTCTTTATGGGCGGCGCATGATAGCGGTGCGGAGAGTTGCGACGGAACGGGATTCTTTAGAGGGGGGCCGGAGAGATTAAAACCGCTTATTAACTACCTAGAGCATTCGACCGCCGGAGGTCGTCCACAAGAAGAATTATGTATATAGATAAAATCTATCGACACAAACAAACTCGCAAAATTTTATTTAAAATAGCGAAACACTTTGAAACAAATGGAGATACTCCAAGATGGAATAAACCTTGTATAAATAAACTGATAACAGCTATCGAGAATGGACGATTTACATTTATAAAAATGAGTGACGGGAAAACATATTCTCCAAAGGGAAAGGACAGTTTAAAACAGATAAGTAAATTTTTTAACATTGGTGGATTACCTCCTCATCAAAACAGGAGTTCAGGAATCGCCGCGATTAGGGCTATGGCTGAAGGCGAAATCGATTTAATCGACTCTGACGGTCGGAGGTTTTGGGAATGAAACACGAAATAAATTTACCCGATTTCATTCCGCCCTCCGCCGTCGCCCGATGGGAAAAGGCTATTCGAGAAATGACGACCCCGGCGGAACCTACAGGGATAGAAACATCTTTTGATTACAACTTCGGCGAGATAATAATCTCGACCGGGATTCCGTTCGCATCATTGTGCGAACACCACCTTTTTCCTTTTTTCGGAACCGTCGACGTCGGTTATATTCCCGAAAGGAAAATTATCGGACTCTCGAAACTAGCGCGAACGGTCGAGGCACTTTCGAAGAGAATACAAACGCAAGAGAGTTTTGCCGATTCAATAGCCGATGCCATTTATAACGCTTCGCATTCCGAGGAATACGACTCGGGCGTTGCCGTTAAAATAATAGGAACTCACACTTGCCAAACTTGCCGAGGGGTTAGGAAAAGCGGAAAAATGATAACAGTAACGACACGAGGAATGTTCGACGACAACTCGCGGCGCGAATTTTTGGAACTCATCAAATGAAAATATCCTGTTTTAAATCCTTTAAATTTTCGGCGGCGCACTTTTTGGAAAACCTTCCAGAAGGGCATCCTTGCGGGCGCGTTCATGGACACAACTACAAATTGACGGTCGAGGTTTTCGGAACTCCGGACTCTTCCGGGTTCATTATGGATTTTCACAAAATCAAAGAGGAGGTTACTCCGTTGATAAAAAAGATTGATCACCATAACATAAACGAAACCATATCGCCGTCGACGTCGGAAGGGATTGCTTTATGGTTTTATAAGAATCTAAAAAAGAAAATCCCCGGAATAATTTCGATTACCGTAAAAGAAACCGATACTTGCGGCGCAATTGTTCGGGAGGATTTGGGATAATAAGGGCAACTAAAGGGCAACCGATATGATTAAACCGCTTAAACGCTTACAAAATAAAGGATTGTTACTTACCGATACAGCCGATAGGAAGGGTAAGGAACGACAAGGAATCCCGCATAAAATAAGGGAACCCAAACGGCGACGGGTTGCAACGGATTGCAACGGGTCGTATCGAGAGGGCAACTTAAGGGCAACCGGAAAGGGGGCGGGTTGAACTTCTTCTCGTGCTTTTCGGGCATCGAGGCCGCGAGCGTTGCGTTCGATCCTCTCGGGTTCGAATGCGTCGGGTTCTCCGAAATCGATCCGTTTTGTTGCGAGCTATTAAAGACCCGATTTCCGACCGTTCGGAATTATGGAGACATCGAACAATATAAACAATGGGACATCGAACCCGGATCAATTAGATTTCTTTGCGGGGGGAGTCCTTGCCAAAGCTACTCCACCAGCGGAAACCGGAAAGGCTTGGAAGACCCTCGCGGAAACCTCGCGCTCGTCTATTTTGGATTTCTTGAACGACTCCGCCCCCGTTGGTTACTTCTCGAAAACGTCCCCGGTATCCTGTCGAGTAACGGAGGGCGGGACTTTGGAACCTTGCTCGGGAAATTGGCAAAACTCGGGTATGGGTTCGCCTATTGCATTCTTGACGCTCAGAACTTCGGAGTCCCGCAACGCCGCCGCCGAGTCTTTCTTGTCGGACATTCTGGAGGAGACTGGCGACGTCCCGCCGCGGTATTATTTAACCGCGAAAGCGTGTTCGGGAATCTTGAGGCGGGCGAGATCCAAGGGGAAGGAACTTCCGCCGGAACTTCGGGAAGCACTCGAAAACGGGACGTCGTCGGAGCGTTAACCGCCTCGCCCAAAAATCACGCGGGAAGCTACACGGGACAAGACGCCTACCAAAACAAATTGATTCCGGTAAGAACTCCGAACCATTGGGCCGCGGAAAACAAACCCCATCCGGCACTAACTCAATCGTCCTCGAGTGGTTTACCGGGTTACAGTAATCAAGAGTTGTTCTCCCAACGCGGCGAGGGTTTAGTCGGGGCAAATAGATTCTACAATGAAAATCCATGCAAAGGCACAGTAAAATCTGAAAAAGTGTCTCAAACCTTACTAGCACGAGCTGGAACCGGGGGGGGAAATCTTCCTATAGTTATTCCCATTCACAACCAAGCAACACGCCACCAAGGAAACGACGGACGAGGTAAGGGGAACGGACTCGGCGTCGGGAATGCCGGCGATCCGTCGCCAACAATTACGGCAACCGACAACCATTCGGTCGCGCTCGGTTCAAGCGTTCGACGACTCACTCCGAGAGAATGCGAACGACTCCAAGGGTTCCCGGACGACTGGACGAAAATCGCTTACCGAGGACGGACGGCGGACAAATGCGCCGACGCCCCCCGTTATCACGCTCTCGGCAACTCTTGGGCGGTTCCCGTCGTCCGTTGGATAGGCGAACGGATTAAAGAGGTCGACGCGTGGACATAAAAAGAGCCTCGCCAAAAGACGCGATCGAGTTCGTTCGCAAGCATAACCCCGACGCCTTATCCGCCGACGGTTTAGATTACGCCATTATCGGCTCGACGTTGACGCCTCCCGTCCTTGTTTACTCAATGGCTCAGATCATAGCCGGATTGATTCGGGAGGGCTTAAACCGCGACGAGGCTCTCGATCATTATTATTTTAACATTGCGGGCGCGTTTGTCGGGCGGGAAACGCCTATTTTTTTAAGCGACTTCTAGTCATTTTCACTTGAAAAGGTATCCCCCTTGCTTATTATGTTAATCATCGGGCAACAAAAACCGATTAATACAATGAAAACAACCCAAAGGAAAAATATTAAACTCCTTCCCGCCTGTTGGAACGCACTCGATCAAATAGCCGAGAAAGTTGGCGCGACCTACCGGGGGCGTCCGTCTTGGCGGACAATGGTTCGCAAGCTTGCCGAGGGAAAACTTAAGATCGAGGACAATGGCGAAGGCAATTAAATTTAAACCGACGCACACTCCGAAAGGTTGGCGGATTAATATTCCGGCCTCGGTTACCGGAACGACGCGGAAACGCGAGTTCTTCCCGACCCGAGAGAAGGCGAACGCCCGAGCCGCCGAATTAAGAGAGAGATTCGCCGAGCATGGTTCTCAAGCGATTCAGCTAACCCAACGCCAACAAACCGACGCCGACGTTGCCCTCGAGATTCTCGACGGACGAGGGACGCTTACCGACGCGGCGCGTTGCTTTGTGCAACATCTCGAGCGCGAACGGAAGTCGGTCACCTTCGAAGAACTAACGAACGATTACCGGGAAACGCGACCTCTCTCGAAGGACGCTAGTAACATTTATTTTTATCTCGAGACGCGATTCGGAAAGTATTTCGAAGGATTAAAGACGTTCGAGATTACGCCGAAGAATATCGACGACGCTCTCTCCGCCGAGGAATTAACCCCGGCGACGCGGAACACTTACCTCCGAAGGTTTACGACCGTTTTTCGTTTTGGAATCAAGCGGGGATACCACGAAAAGAACCCGGTCGAACTTCTCGACCTCTTACCGACGACGCGACGCGCTCCCGACGTGCTTACGCCCGAACAGGCTCGGACATTCCTCGAGGCCGCGCAAACGCTCGAGGGCGGCGACGCTTTGGCCTATATCGTTTTGTGTTTGCTTTGTGGCATTCGTTCCGGCGAGGCGCATCGAGTAAAATGGGACGACGTCAAACTCGATGGAGATAACCCGACGATTTATCTTCAATATACTAAGACGGGCGTCGACCGTTATGTTGATCTCGAGCCGAACGCGGTCGCGTGGTTAAGGTTAATTAAGAATCGAGAGGGTTACTGTTCGAAGCTTACTAAGCATCAGAGAATATGGAGGCTTCGCAAGCTTCGCAAGATCGCCGGAATTACCGACTGGCAAAATCACACTTTAAGACATACCGCTTGCTCTTATTACTGGGCATACCATAAGGACGAGGGCGCGTTAACGAACTGGGCGGGTCATACGATACAGATTAATCTTAAACATTACCGCCGAGCTATTACTCGCGAGGATGCTATAAAGTTTTGGTCGATCTTTCCCGGCGGCGTTGAGGTTCCGGCGTTGCGATCGATTGCTTAAGCTCCGAACTCGACGAGATCGAGCGAGCGTTCGAAGCTAACCCGACGCGTTGTCTCTTGCTTGTCTCGTTGGGTTCGATGGTAGAAAAACCGCAACCACACACAACCGAGAGGCTTCGGCGGGAACCCTCGAAGGTTTTCCCAATTTGCCGCGCCTTTTCCATAGTGTTCCTTATACCCTGGAATTTGTAAATGCCACTGGGTCGGATGGTATATCTTGCCCGCTTGCGTTACCTTCCGGCGCTGAATGGGAAAAGACCAAGCTTCGTGAGAGTGTCCCGAGATTAAGATATCGGCGTCGCTATACATTGCCCGCTTGCTTGCGTTGCCGATTCCCTTCGTCGTTCCGCCGCCCGCGCCGACGCCGTGGTGATAATCGATAAGATAGGAATAAAACTCCGTCCCGATCTTAAACGTTAAGCGAACGAAACCAGTCACGCCGCCCGCGTGTAATTGGCTCGCAGGGTTTAATGTGTTGACCTTGTCGACGAATCGTTTCGTTATGTTTGTCTCGGTTCGTTGCGATACGCTCGCCTCGTGGTTGCCTGTTGCCACAAGCGCGAAGTTTTCCGCATAGGGCGCGAAGTAATTCGCCGCGTCGTTAATCACCGCGTCGAGGTAGTCGTTCCGGTTGTGTTCGGGTCGGACTTTGCTTTTGCTTCCCCGCAAGTCGCCGCGACCATTCATCAAACAAAAGAGATCGCCGTTGTCGATAATTATCGCCTTACGCTCGATCGCTTTCTTTAAATGCTCGCTTTGTAATAGCCGATCCGACTTCGGATTATCCCAATGACGGTCGCTTGTTAAGAGAACCCACTGTTCCCAATCGCGCCGAGCTTTCGCATCGACGACAACTTGAAGGACGTCCTTTTGTGTTTTGACCTTAAAGGGAACCATACGACCGCAACGAGGGAAGCGTTCAATATGTTACCCGTCCCGGCGGCGTCCTCATAGTTGACAGCCTTTAAGATTTCTTTACAATTCAGCGAGTTTTAACCCTTCCCCCCTCTTATGGGGTCGCCGTTGAACGAGTGTAATTACCATAACACCTAGCGAATATGATTAATTATGGAGAATATATTTCTCTATGGTTATTTAGTGCGTTTTTGAATTTATGGAAATTAGAGGATTTTGGCCTCTTTTTGTAAGTCGCTTATTATTAGGTTCTTCTGGCGACGAAAAACGCACATCCGGGGCCGCGATTAAAAATCAAAATATACTGAGCCTTATAGCCACAGCAATTATGGATTTTATATATAGAAAACCTCGGCTTTATTGTTCTTGCGTAAGTTATGGGGATTATAAATATCGCGTCGATAAATGGCGAAAAGCGAAGATTATAAACGGCTCGACCCGGAGTCGGTCGCGCCATTAAACGAACTTTGTAAGATGACCGCGACCGATCGGTCTGACGGTCGGGAGTGTTTGCAAGCGGCGGGATTGAAACCGCTTATCGTTGGGCGGGCGCATCTCTACCCGGTCGTTGCCGGGGTTCGTGCCTTGTGCGATCGGAAGCTCGGCCAAGCTCCCGCCGACGAGAGGAACCTCGCACAAGCGGAAAAGGTTCGGCTCGAAACGCAAATCCTCGAGGGGCGGTTCCGACCCATTGCCGAACTTGAAGAAGCGATCGGAGTTATCGGAGCGGCGATTACTCGAGTCGTTGAGGAAAGCGAACTCGACGCCGACCAACAAGAGAAGATCGCTCAAACTGTTATCGCCGCCGTTCAAGCATTAAAGGAAGGCGTCGAGGAATGAGCGCAAGCATCGAGGCCGGGATTAAAGCTTTAACGACCGCGATCCGCGTTCGTCCTCGGATACCGTTCGAGCGTTGGGCGGAGGAAAACATTCGCGACGCCGACGGCGTGTTTCGGTTTCGTCCTTACCAAATAGTTCCGGCGGCTTCGATATTCGATCCGGCGATTTACTCGGTATCGCTTCGGCAATACTCGGGCGCGGGCAAGACTTACTTGTTCGCGGCGGCGATGGCCTACGCGGTCGCACAATTAAAGCTTAATATCGCGACGCAATTCCCGACCGCGAAACAAAGCGAGGACTGGTTAAGGCGAAAGCTCAAACCGTTTCTTGTAAACACAAGCGCGACCGATTCGATCAAAACCGTCCGCGATGTTGCCGGGGGGATTTACTGGCAAAACGGCGCGAGTATCGAGGTAAGCGGCGCGAACTCCGCGTCGGTAACGAGAACGATCGAGGCGCACTGGACGAACTCCGAAGAGATCGACGCTTACATTCAAGACGCAAGCGACGAGGGCGACAAGGTGAAGGTTTTCGAGAAGCGAACCAGGGGGCGCGGTTTACAAATACACACGCGCTCCGCTTACCCATCCGTCAAAGGACACTCTCAAATCGACGCCGCTTTTGATAACTCCGATCGATGTAACTGGTTTATGAATTGTCCTCGATGCGGCGTCTCTCGTTACTGGCATCCTCGCGAGATTGTCTGGCCGGATGATCGACCGGAAAAGGCCGAAGTCGAATGCCCCGAGTGTTCGGGATTATTCAGCGACGCGGAACGGCGCGAGTCGTGTTTGTCTTCCGGCCACTGGCGGAACCGCGACGGCGAGACGGTCGGCGTCAACGACCCGCCGCCGTTAAAGTATGGAAGCAATCGAGGGTTTCACCTTAATTGCATGGCGCACGTCGGCGCATATGACGAGAGCCGGACGAGTTACCTCCACGAGATCGCGGCGGAATGGGAAGCGGTAGAGGACGCGCCTAACCCGGAGAAAGCACGACGCGCCGTCGTCAATACAATGTGGGCGGAATCGTATTCGCTCGCCTTTGAGGAAAAAGCGAGAACGCCGGCCTTACTTCGCCAACGGGAAGACTACGACCCCGCCGTTATGCTTCCCGAGGAAGTGATCGCGCTCACGTGGGGAGGCGACGTAAACAAGCGATTCCTTTCCGCCGTGATTATGGGATGGGGATTAAATGGAGAGAGCTGGGCGATCGATTACGCCGATTTGCAAGGTCACGTCGACAACCCGGAAACATGGAAACGACTCGAGCGTTTTGTTTTTCAAAGCTTCCGCCATCCGTTCGGGATCGAGATTAGTTGTTTAAAAGGTTGCCTCGATACTCGGTATCAAAAGAGCATCGCGAGAAAGTGGGTTTCGAACTACACAGGACGCGGCGTGGTTGCGGTTACCGGGTCGAACCAGTTAGGGGTTCCCATTATCGACCGGGCATCGCGGGACAAAGAGTCGCGGATTACCGTTCAATCGATCGGAACGCACGAGGCTAAAGACTTACTTAATCAACGCTTGCAACTTCGCCCGCCGGAGGACGGCGAGGAATACCCGGAAAACTTCAAACATTACCCAAGGACGAACGCTTTCGGTTCATCTTACTTTCGCGGACTAACCGAGGCCGAGGAAAGCTTTTATAAACGCGCACCTCGCGACGGCGAGCTTTATCCGTTCTATCAAAAAACCGAGGAATGTTACAACGGCAATCTCAGAAACGAACCCCTGGATTGTGAAACATACGCACTCGCTAGTCTCAAGCTTTTAAACATCAACCTCGCCGGACATCGCGAAGTATTGAAAGCGCGGGCAAGTAATCCGGCAACCGCAAAACAACCGCGCCGAAAGATTCCTCGCCGGAACTCGTTTATCGGAAAATTAAGCTCATGATCGAGGTCGGAATAACACGCGAGGCAAGGCTCGAACCTTATCAAAAGGTATATCACGAAATCTTAGCTCTCTCGGCGCGTGAATGGCAAACCGCATACAACGAAGGATACATCGGCGAAGCGGGCGAAGTTATCCCGCACAATTACCGACTTAAGCGAAACAACGGACTCCTCGGCGGATTTAATGGAGTTTATCGAATCGCCGCCCTCGAGGAAACGGCGAGCTTCTTCCGTTCCGGCGGTCATAACCAATGCCTCGACGCGCTCGGGATTGAACCGCTTACATGGTCGGAAACTTTAACCTTTCTCAAACGCGGCGCAAAACTTCGCCCGCAACCAACAAACCGACAAGCACTTCGAAAAATGAAAACGGAACCCGTCGCATGGATTAGCCGAAACGCGCTCGAAACCATTACCCGCCATCCTCGCGCCAAGCTTGGAACAATCGCGGTTTATACGACCTTATGCATTCTCGCCGGGGAGGAAAACGAGGACTCGTTTGACATCAATCCGCAATCTTCCGCCGAGCGTTTCCGGATTAGCGAAAAGACTTATCGCGACTCGCTCCGGTTACTTGTCGAGCTTCGTTTGATCCGTTGGGAAAAGGGAAAGCGCGGGATCGGCGACCGGGTCGACCTGTTAAGCGTCGCGGCGATTTAACTAACTATCGGGCGACGCGGGATTCGTCGACGTTTGTTTGTGGCATTTTCACAACCTCCAGCGGCCTTATATGCGGGCGATAGTAACGAATGGACGAAGGGTTTTACTAAATACCCGGCGACGACTCACGTCGCCCGATGGGTTTTCTCGACGATGAGCGCCGACCCGATCGTTCTTTACGGAACCGCGAACGGTAGCGACTTCGACTTTTCACTTACTCCCGAACTCAGCGCGGGCATGATTGCGGGCGAATGGAATTGGGCTTGCCGGGTTACCAAGATAAGCGGAACCGAGAGCAAGATCGCCGCCGTCGGGAATTGCACAGTCCGACCCGATCCCGCCGCACTGAATAAAACCAAGAGCCGAAACGAGAAGATTCTCGGCCTTATCGACGCGGCACTTGAGGAACGCGCCGTTGACGTCCAAGAGTCTTTTGGATTGCTTGGCCAAGATATCACGAAAACGAGCGCGGTCGATTTAATGGCGATGCGGAATCGTTATCAAGCACTCGTTAACAAGGAAAAACAAGTCGAGGAATTTCGGCGAACCGGACAACGTCGGCGACCCGGTCGAATCTATTTAGGATGATAAAACGCATCGACAAAAAAACGGGGGTTATAACGTTAAAGGATTCGAAGCCGAAAGCGAAACGCGGGTTCGCCTCGGTTAACAATCCTCAATTTCTTTCGTCGTGGTCAACGCCAACGACCGACGCTAGCACAGAGCAACGCAACGCCGCCGAGCGTTTACGGAATCAAGCTCGCGATCTTGAACGTAATAACTCTTACGTCGTCCGCTTTTTAAACGAATGGATTTCGAATATCGTCGGGACTGGATACAACTTTTCGAGCCTTGCGGTTAACGCACAAGGGCGCGAGGACAAGGGGGCGCGTGAGATCATCGAGAACGCGTGGAAGGACTTCCAGAGCGCGAGAATATGCACCGCGTCCGGCGATATGCCTTATCGCGAGTTCAAGGGATTAAGTGAAAGAGCTTGCGCCCGCGACGGCGGCGTTCTAATTCAAATCCTACGAGGATTCGATAACCCTCACAATTTCGCGTTACACTTGCTCGAGATCGATCGGCTCGACATTAATTACAACGAGGCGAGCAATAAGGACGGGAATCGCGTTATAATGGGAAAAGAGATCGATCAATATGGTAGACCGATTGCTTACCATTTGCTCGGGAATCATCCGGGCGATCAATACGGAACACGCGGAAGGCAAAGACGAACACGCGTTCCGGCGGATCAAATAATACACCGCTTTTATCGAACACGAGCGGAGAGTTACCACGGACAAAGCTTAATCGCACAAGCGAACGTCGCCCTCCAACACCTCGAGCGATTCGAGGAGGCGGAGTTAATCGCGGCGAGAACTGGCGCGTCGAGTGTTGCGGCCATCGAGCGAACCGAGGGGGCGGAATGGAGCGGAGCGGACGCGGAAGATCGGACGGTTGAACCCGGTGCGGTTTGGGAAGGTGAACCCGGCGAATCCTTTAAGTTGTTATCAAGTAATCACCCTAATCAGTCTTATAGCGGATTTCGCGACGGTATCCTTAAAGGGGTGTGTTCGGGTTTGCTTTCCTCGTTCCATACCGTTAGTCAAAGTTTCGAGGGAATTTCGTATTCTTCGCTCCGTGAGGGGAAATTAAACATTAAAGCCCTGACCCAAGTTTACCGGGCGATGAACATCGAGCGCGAGGAAGAGCCGATCTTTCGCGCTTGGTTGTCGACTGTTTTACGGACGGGAGTAATTAAGAACCTTCCGGCGGCGAACTTCGAAAACCTCGCGAAAGGATCGTTTACCGGGCGCGGTTTCGAATGGGTCGACCCGAAAAAAGACGTCGAAGGATTGCGGGTCGAGTTGGCAATCGGCGCGACTTCACTTTCGCGGGCGGTTAAAGAACGACTCGGCGTCGGACTCGACGTAATCATTGCCGAACGAAAAGCGGACGCGGAAGCATTCGCGGCGGCGGGTTTGCCAGTTCCGGCTGAGTTCGGAAGCGCGTCCGACGATGGCGTTGCCCGCACACTCCAACAAGTTTATCTCGCCGTCGGGAAAGTAATTACCGCCGAGGAAGCGCGGCAAATTGTAAACGACGCGGGCGGGAATCTCGTCGACGCCTTGCCCCCTGGATTTGGAGAACTATCGAAACCGGAAGAACCCGACGAGGATTAAATAATGGAAAGAGGATTTCGAAGCTTTAAGATTGAACCGAGCGCGGGCGATAGCTCGAAGCCTCGGCGCGGCGTGTTAACGACTCAACAGCCGATAAGCTCATTCGACTTTTTTCGTAACGAATGGGTCGACGAAGTTCTCTTAATGTCAGGCGCACAACTACGCGGCGCGACGTTACGCTTACTCGATACGCATTCGACCGAATCCATTAAAGACGTCGTCGGATCGTTTCGCGATATTCAAACACACCCCGCCGGGACTCGCGGCGTTCCTTATCCGTTCATAGACGGCGAACTCGTGTTCGCGGATACCGAGGCCGGACGCAATGCGAAAGAACTTGTCGAGGCCGGACACGTTACCGAGATGTCGGTCGGTTATCGATACGACGACAACGAAAAAACTTATATCGCCGAAGGAGAACGCCAAGAGATCGAGGGCGTTACTTACGAGGGGCCGGTCAACGTCCGCCAGCGTTGGGAATGTCAAGAGGCGAGCGTCGTTCCAATCGCGGCGGATAATCTTAGCCTAATAAGATCGCTGAACAATTTCGCGGATACCCGCAAGACAATTTCTGAAGAGACAAAAAGCAACCGCGAACGAGTGACATCCGACGCGGTTTCGGTCAATGACAAGACCGAGGCGAGAGTTCAATCGGAAAACCAAACAACATCAACAACAACATTAACCATTAAAGACATGGAAAAAAATAACGAAGAGGTTAACGCCTCTCGCGATAATTCCGCCGAAACCGCCGCCGCCGTCAAGAGTCACAAAGACGCTCTCGACAAGCGGGCGGAGGCTATTTTCGCCGCCGCCGAGGAAATCGGCGATACCGATTGGGGATTCGAACAGTTCCGCTCCGGTAAAAGCGTCGAAGATGTTCAGCGCGAAGCAATCGCAAAATTGAAGGATTCGAACGCTCGCGTCGGTCATAGCATCGAAGAAGAGCCTATCGGATTAAATAAGAAGGAATCGAAGAGTTACTCGATCACCCGCGCAATCCGTTCATTGATGAACGGTCGCAAGGTTGACGGATTAGAGGGCGAAGTTTCCGACGTAATCGCAAAGCGTAGCGGACGCGAAACCGACGGATTTTTCGTCGCTTCTCAGCGTGACCTTACCGCCGCCGTTTCAGGAACCGAAGGTTCCGAACTGGTTGGAACCGATCACCTCGGCGAATCGTTTATCGACGTTCTTCGTCCGAACATGGTCGCCGGAAATCTCGTGACGACTTTAAGCGGACTCGTCGGCGACGTTTCTATTCCTCGCAAAACAGCCGCAAGTTCGGCGAGTTGGGCGGCGACTGAAACAACCGCACACGGCGAAAGCGATCCGACTCTCGACAACCTGACATTGACACCGAAGAGCCTCGGATGCTATACCGATGTCTCGCGTCAACTCTTACTCCAGTCCTCACCGGACGCGGAACAAATGGTTCGCGACGACCTCAACCAAGCTCTTGCGATTGGCATCGACCAAGCAATTCTTAAAGGTGCTGGTTCGAGCGGAGAGCCGACCGGAGTCGATGGTAATTGTGATTCTACACATAACCAAGTAACCGTGTCAACGCCCGCCGCTCCCGATAAGGCGGAACTGTTTAGCTTTATCGAGAAGATCGACACAGCTAACGCGCTCGGCGGCGACCTTGCTTGGATCACAACTCCGGCACTCGCTTCTTACCTTAAACAAACGCTAATCGATTCCAACGTCGGCGGTTCCATGTGGGACTTGCCTTCGAACACGGTTCTCGGATATAATGCGTTTTCCACAACTCAAGCCGGCGATGACGATCTCTTTTTCGGAGATTGGAAAAACGGCTATGTTTTGGGCATGTGGGCTGGAGGAATGTCCATTTCTCTTGACCCCTATTCCGGCATGAAGCAACGAATTGTGACGCTGGTCGCGGACGTACTTGTAGACGGCGCGATGCGTAACAATAGAGCAATCGCCGAAGGAGTTTAATCCATCGGGTTTGATTTAATCACGGGTAACCCTCGGCGGTAACATTGCCGCCGGGGGTTACTTTACCCGATGAACAAAGTCGAAAAAGCTTCCGAACTTTCGTTTCGTTTTGCGTTGCGAAACGGGTCGGAACTTTTGAGTTTTAACGGCGAAAGCGTTCCGGCACTCTTGATTGAGTCGCCGACCCTCTCCGGCAACCGTTCGATATACGGACGAAACAAAGCGTCGAAGGTTGCGACCGTCGGCGTCCTTAAGTCCGACTTAAAGTCGCGCCCGCAACCGGGCGACCGCGTTAAGCTCGGCGACTGGGAGGCACAAATAACATCCGACGGGATTCTCGACGTTCCGGGCGGTTATCAATTCGAACTCGAATCCGCTCGCTCGTAATGGCTCAAGAGGTTGCTAGTCCCGCTTGCCTTGAGGCATTCGCCGAAAATCAACTCGCGACATTAATCCGCGCACAACTAACCGCGCCGGATTCGATGGTTCTAACCGGGAACGGAACTCGAGAGTTAATCGAGGAAGGCGAACCGTCGGTCGTGGTTACGGTTATTCGACAAGAGGAAGACCCGCCGCAAACGGGTTGGTGGTTATGCGACATCGAGGTTTGTCTTGATCCGGCGGGCGCGGATGGCGACTGGGTCGACGCTCGAATGTTAGAAATCGAAAAGGCACTCGGCAACGGCGACGACGATCTTAAGGCAAGCTTGACGACCGGGCGTTTGCATTGCATGACCGGAAGCATTCGAACCGACGCGCCGCTCGAAACCGAGGACGAGGACGGTTTGAGATGGTTTCGCCTCTCGGCTTATTTAGGACTCACCGCCTCTTAACTATCGGAACCCCGCGAACCTCTTTATCTTTTATATATGACTCCTTCCTACATTGGAAACGCAAGCGGATTACAACGCGGAATAGGCGCGGACGAAACCGGAATAAAGGTTTCGAGCTTTACAACCACGATCGAAAACCCTCGGGAATACTGTTACTCGAAAGAAGGGACTCGTAGCGGTTGGGCTGAAAATTGGGACCCAAGTATTAGCGTGGCCATTGAGGGGGAGCTTTCCGGAACGACCGAAGTCGCCGCCGCTAAATTCGGAACCGCTTTAACATTAGCAAACAGCAACTCCGCCAAACTTGCCGACGTTGACGGAACCGACACTTACGCCGGAATTACAGACGCGGGCGGATGGTATCTTGACGAGTCTTTAACGATTACCGAGAGTCGCGACGGGTTTAAGACATTCTCCGCGACGTTCCTTAAACTTCCCGAGGTTAGTTAATGCCGTCGCATAAAGAACACCTCGAACGAGAACTCGCCGAAGCTGAAAAACGCGGCGACAAAAACGCGATTAAACTTTTAAAGGCCGCGCTCGGAATCGCTACCAAGCGCAAAGCAAAACCGCCCGTAATGGCAACCCGTTAAAAAACCCGAACACCTGGAACACGACGTCGACGCGTCGCCTTCCCTCCGTTGAAATGTCACTCGAAAGCGATCTCACTCGCGGCGCACATACTACACAAGACGCGGTCGAGGCCGCCGTTTTAATGACTCTCGGTTGCAATCCGATCGAGGGCGGCGAAGTCTCAAACGTTTACACCGAAGCCAAACCGCGCCGACCCGGTCAACCGGGCGAGGTCTTTTATCATGTGTCCCGCGATTCGAGTTTTCCGGGAACAAGTTCGACTGTAATCGCGAAGGGCTTTAAGGATAAAGACGGAATCGCCGCCGAGGAACTCGACGCTTTAATTGATAGCATTCCCGACGCAAACATTCGCGACCAAATCAAGTCGCGCTTACCGAGGGCGATCGCGTCCTTTTGTCGTGCCGCAATCGGCAACCGCGAAAAGCTTAAGTCGTGGTGGAGAGCCGCGCCGGAAGAGGTTTATATCCGAAAAGGAAAAAAAGGTTTTCTCGTTCCGCGAAAGAATCCCGGCCTCGCGAAGAAATTAGGCTTATGACACCAAACGACGACAACTTTATTAATTCGATGAACGGCGCGGAATGGGAAGGAATCCCGCTTTACACCTCGATTTTGCACTTTACGATTGCCGAGGCACTCGTTAACGGCTCAACGGGAAGCACTCACGAAAAAGCGTTCGCGCCTTTTTACGCATACGCAACGCCGCCGGATGAAGTCGCCGCGCTTTATTCGAGATTAAGACGCAACCCGGACGCCGTTCATATCGAAGCGATCGAGTTCGCCGACGGTCACAACCTGACACCGGGAAGCGAGCGACTAATTTCCTTGATCGAGAAAATAAACGAAGTAACCGACCAAGTCCTCGAGAGCCGAGACGACCCGGAAACGGACGACGACGAACCGGAGGGAATGCCGGGAAAGTCTCATTCTTCGCCCGCTATGCCTTAAGGATCGCGGGCGCGTTTCCATCGATGAAACCCGCCGAAATATTAACTCGTTTCCCCTATGCCGTCGGTCTTCAATTTTACACGCTCACTCTCGAAAAAGAGGGTTACAAGTTCGAGGGCGAAATCGAGGGGGCGAGCTTCGAGGAAATCGCCGGGATCGCGTAAGGTTTACCCGCGCCCTCGCGTTATCTTTTGCGACGTTGACGAGACGTTAATCGTCGACGGGCGCGTTAATGCTTCTCTCGTTTGTTGGTTAATGGCGCGGGCGGAGGAAGGTTTTAAAATTAACATATGGAGCGCGAGAGGCGAACGGGCGGCGGTTGATGCGGTCGCCCGGTGCAACCTCGGCGGGATCGTGAACGCGACCCTTTCAAAACCGGGAATCGTTGTCGATGATCTCGGATGGGATTGGACGCAATACACAAGGACAATCGACCCGACCTCGTTAACCTATCCCGCGCCGGATCAAGGGGGTAACGTGTAAGATGGTGGGCGTTCGTCACAAGATCACAAATCACAAGGATTGGAATCGGGCGTTCCATCTTTACGCCAAAAAGGCGCACAAAAAAACGGAGGCGGAAATTATCAATCGAGCCGCCGGAAAAGCGACCTCGAGAGCGTTGGCACTAACACCACGGGCGGACATTACCGACCGTCCTCTCGGGAAGGAATACAATCCGAAAATCAAATCGCGTTGGGGAACATATAAAGGAAAAACGTGGTATGCATTCATGGCGAAAAAAGGTTTTAAGAAAGGAAACATTTTCGCCGCCGCTCAAGAGAAATACAATGATCGCCGCGCCGCGAAAGGTTCAATCGCGGCGGGATTTATTAAGCCGATTCGCGAGTTCGGAACGGGCGGGAAAATGAACGTCCGAGGTTTTGGAGAATCAAAGCTCAAAACCGGCGGTTCGGTTTCTCGGTCGTATGGGAAAAAGGCTCGGTCGCGACGCGGTAAAACAAAAGCGGTCGCACATAACGCCGTCGCGGGTTCTGATCCGATCGCACTCCCGGCAATGAAACAAGGAATCACTGATCAAATAGAAGACATGAGACGTTGGGCGTTAGGATTAACACAAAAGACCGCTCGAAAATTTAAACAACGAAAGAGGGTATAATGGCCGGACGCGCACAATTACACACGGTTTTCACTGGCGACGATTCGCATTTTCAAAGAACAGTCCGACGCGTACAAGGGGCGGGGCAAAGGATCGCCGCGATCGGTTCCAAGCTTACAGGCGCACTCGGCGCACTTGGCGCGGGGATCGGATTAAAGCACGTTGTCGATCAAGTCGATTCGGTCGAGAAAAAAGCGGCGGGTTTAAACATGACGACCGAAAGCTTGCAAAGGTTGAAATATACCGCCGAGCAATCCGGCGCAACTTTTGAGCAATTACAAGCAATCCTCTATCGCTTAAAACGACGAACGCACGAGGCAAGCGACGAGAACAGCGCGGCGGCGAAGAACTTTAAAAAGCTAGGAATTAACGTCGACGAGTTTAAGCAATTAGGAACCGAGGATATGTTATATCGTATGGCCGACGCTTTCAAGCAAGGCGGCGAAGACATCGACGCGATCGGTTCTTCGATGGGGTTACTCGATACAGAGGTTCGCGCATTGTTTCCGATGATGAAACTCGGATCGGATGGAATAAAGGAAATCGGAAAAGAGGCGTGGACATGGGGAGACAAAGCGGGCGAAGCGATAACCGGGTTAAAAGATCGTTTCCATACTTTAGCGAATAAAGGAATTGTTCTCGCGGTTAACGCAATGCACAAATTCGCCGACGCGATCGAAGCTGTATCTTTAAAAATCGAGGATTTAATGGACGCCGGAATGGGAACGCTTGTCGGTTTAACTAGTTCCGACCTTACCGCCGCTGAAGGAAGAGCCGGAGCGAGGGCGGAGCGAGAAAAAGAACGAGACGAAAAACGCCGCCGAAAGAATTTAATTGATCAAGCCAAAAAGAAAATCCCCGACCCGACCGGAATACAATCGGCAACAAAAGCCGCAAAGAGCAAAACCCGAGCGGGCGGAAAATATGGCACGTTTGAAATGGTCGCCGGATTTGCGGCAGGCGGAGCGGGCGCACCGTTGGCAAGCGCGGCCAAAAAATCACAAGACCAAACAAGGAAGTTTTTAGACAAGGCAACGAAGAACTCCGATTTGATTCTTAAGGGACTTAACAAAATAACAAGAGGGATCGCGACATAATGGCAACGCCAAGTTACAAAGGAAAAAAAGGATTTCAGCAAGTCGCCGGGTTGACTCATGGAGTCGACGAGGAGGGTATGCAATGGATCGAGGTTCCTTTTATGGGAGCACATGGGAAAGCAAAAGAGTTCGTTGCAAAGTATCCCGCCGGGGCGACTTGCCCGATTAAAGGGTTTGAACATTTGCGATCGAGAACTTATCCGGAGATCACCGAGGACAACGGCGCGTATTCCTCCGCGATCTTACGATTCGAAGGCATTCACCCTTCGGAATCTAAAGGCGAGGCAAGCGGCGCAAATATCAAATACACAAAGGAACTTAAGTCGCTCTCGATTAAAAGCACCGGATCAAGCGAAGCAATCCCGGCAAACTTTACTTACGAAGCACCGATCGTTGTCGCAACTTACAAGACAAAATCAGAACCGAATACTCTTCGATATACTTCTAAAATAACTAATCAAGCTTGCCCGATCTTAATTCGATTCGAGGGGCCGGACGACGCGACCCCGATTCGCGATCCTAGCCATTGGAACAAAAGTATAGTCGTCGCGCCTAAAACGGGATTAATCGTTTGTCGAACTCATTCAGTCATTCAAGAGAAGGAGCAAGTTCGCGGCGAGGGGTTTTGGAATGTTACCGAATATCACGCGAAATTTCTTGAGGCGGGCTAATGCATGAACCGCCGAAAAAAGCGCGTAAAGGTTTAAAGAGCCATGTTCGCGACATTAACGCGCTCCGCGAGTTTGTCTTAAAGACTCGCCTCATGCCCGAACAAGGGTTCGAGGAAACCGCGTCGGGAATCAAACCGCCAATCGGATATAAAAAACACATCCCGCAATTCTCCCCCGGTTTCGCTCGATCCGATCGAGAGACGGGCAACGGTCAAACCTTTTTCTTTTTTCGGCGAGGCGGCGTCGTTTATGTTCCTTATCATTCGGGAGATGGAGTTACTCAGATTCCTTTGCATTCGTGCGTTCCTATTATTCCGACAATGACCGATTATGATTCCGCCGCGGATATAAAAATTATCATTTCACAAGATGGAATCGACGCGGGAATGTTGCCGCCGAAGTTGCTCGCGCCGAGAAGGTCGTCGGAACATACCGGAAAGAGCGTCGTTTTTTTAAGCATTCCATTCGACGGTCGTTCGGAAAATATTGGAACGCGAGAATTAAGCGACGGAAGTTATACCGTCGGCGTCGAAGCCGATTCGGGCGAGGCCGTTTTAAGTGGTGACGTGGGAAATCCGCAAGGCGTCGGGAACACTGGCACGTCGTCGGGAACCGGAACAACTCACTTTCACCCCGGCGAATCAGATCATACACATAGCATATCGAACGCCAACGCCGATTGGAACAAACTCGGAGTTCCTCTCGAAGAAGTAAACTACGCGGTCGGAGCTTTGGGTTCGGTAAGTATTGGCTTAATGGAGTTTATCAACTTCTCCGCCGACTCATCGACAAGTATTAAAGTTCCTTTAGGTTGGTTTCAACTCGACGAACAAGGATATCTTATCGATATGCAATGGTATCAAGAGGGAGCGATGGGGCCGATCTCGATTCCGGGCGGATTTGTTGCGTCGGGAGAATCCAACGCCGAACGATCCGATCCGCCGCCGACCTCGCCGGATGGAAGTTCCAATTATGAATTACCGGGCTAATGCATGAACCGCCGAAAAAAGCGCGTAAGGGTTTAAAGAATCATGTTCGCGATATTAACGCGCTCCGCGAGTTTGTCTTAAAGACTCGCCTCATGCCCGATCAAGGGTTTGAGGAAACGGCGTCAGGAGTAAAACCGCCGATCGCGTTTTCGGAACATATTCCGCAATTTTCGCCGGGATTTAGTTTCGACACTCTTGGAACGTTTTTTTATTTTAGGCGCGGCGGTTTTGTGAATGTTCCTTTTAATGGGGAAACATTAGACGAAGACGAAGACCCCTCGGTTTCGTCGCTTCCTTATTATGCTTCAGTTCCGATTGCTCCGAGAATGATCGATTACTATTCCGGATTAAAAACCCCCATCGTTCGCCCTAATTCCGAAATTGATTCCGGACAAAAAACCCCTGTTTTACTCGCACCGAGCGGAGAGGAAACCGTCGTAATCCTCGAGGTCGTATTCAAAAAGCGCGAAGAGGTTATCGGCATGAGAGAAAAGGGCGACGAAACTTATTGGGTCGGGATGGATTGCGACGTTCCAGTTGCTGACGCGACGGATCGTTTTTTTACTGGTTCGACTTCACCTCCGACTGGAGTCGGGAGGACGGGCGATTATGTCTTTACCAACGAGGACGGCGAAGAGGAAACGCACAATCACGCCGGAGAGAGTTCGCATACTCATTTAATGTATAATGTAACCTTCGATCATCGAAAACTCGGAGCGGAATTTCGACAAGCGACTTTTGCCGTTCACGATCCGGACGACGTCCAAGTTTATTTTATGAGTAAGGACACGTTCGACGGGTCGGCGGATTCTGTAAGCGGCGATGATTATAAGATATTAATTCCTCTCGGATGGTTTGAGCTTTCTTCTCAAGGAAAACTAGTTTCGCTAGATTGGTTTGCCGAGGGACAATTCGGGTTAATAAAATATCCGACCGGACATATTAAAAGCCCGCTCGAAGCTGATCGCGATCCCGCGCCGATCACGTTCCCGACAGACGAAGAAAAAGAAGATACGACTTATGCCTTACCCCAAGGAGAGGACTAATAAAGAAGTCGTCGAGCTTTCGGCGGGTTTGCTCTTTCCGCTTGCGAGAAAGCACGTCGGGCGACTAAACCCGTTTGTCGCTCAGGACATCGAGGCGAACGGATGGAAACAAGGCGAGCGAATAAAGTTAAACTTGCGACCCGGCACTATGCCGAGAATCAACGATGGCAATCATCGCCTCCGCTGGTTACACGAAAACGGACGCGGATCGATGAAAGTCCCGGTCGAGATTAAGATCACCGCGCCGGGTTACGAGTGAACTATCCCGCCGACTTCTCGGGTATTAGGTTAGTTTGTGACTTCAAGTTTTAAGCTTTCCGGCGATCAAACCTTCGACGAGTCGTTCGTTACGGGTAAAGACATTATTTTTCGGTCGTCCGAAGCGGCGGATACTGGAACTATAACCGCGTGGGGAACCCGTTCGTCGGGCGACAAATACGGCGTCGCGATGACGAGCGAGAGCGCGGGCGGCAAGGTTGAAAAAAGCACGTCGGAAACTTGGAGCGCGGTTAATCTTGTAACGATTCCCTCGGCTTATACCGGAATCCTCTCCGCTTACGTCGACAATGGCTCGAAGAGCGAGGGAGATATTCGCGTTGATTCCGCACCTTCGCCGGATGATTCGATAAGCGTCGGACTTGCTGGGTTCGTGATAACGGGAACTTTTAAAAGTTCCGTCTCGGGAACGAACGAGATCAAGATCGACGGCACGACCAACACCGCGAAAAATATCGCCTCTTGGATTAACGACGCGGCGGGATCACTTGGGACGACCGAGGGAACCGATTACAACTCGAGCGCGGCGAATCCTTATCTCGTCGCCTCGGTAGCGTCCGACGGCGTCGTTACCCTAACCGATAAGCTCGCAATCAATCGACAACTCGATTATTCAATCACACAAGGAACCGGAAGCACCTTAACCATTCGAACCCCGGTCGGCGGCGTCGACGGAACCAAGCTCGGCGAACTCAGCGTCGGGAATACCTCGATTTCTGATTCCGACGGTATCGATTTCACGACCGCCGATCTCGCGACGGAAACCCTTCCGAACGTAGGACTTACCGGAAACTCGGATTCGATTCTAGTCGGCGGGCGGTTTTCTCTCTCGCTTCGTTGCGGGACTGTCTCCGGGGGCGACGCTTCTTTTAAATATCAAACAAGCGTCGACGGCGAGAACTGGCGCGACGGCGATACATCAATCGCCGCGCTTGCCTCCGATCAAGACCAAGTCGTTACACCTCCCGAGCTTGCCGAATACGTTCGTCTCGTGATAACCGCGAACACCTTAACCGACGGAATCGAACTCGACGCCCGACTTATTTCTTAATGGCTCATCAATTTATCATCGACGACCGAACGGGCGCACTTTACGCCGATTTTACCGGGCGCAAAATCACAAGCGCGGCGGAAGTATTACAGGCCGAGCGCGGTCTTAATCCCGAGATCCAGGTGTTCCTTGTAAACGTCCCGACCGACTCGGGCGCGATTACCGGGCAAACATTAACCGACGCCGATCTTTCGCTTACCGT